TTGACGGTCCTAAGTGCTTCCAACAAGTCTGCTTCGCTGACTTCAGGTACTTGGTGGGGATTCATTTGACGCTCTTGGACGAGGTTTCTGTAAGAGATGGCAGTATCAGCAATGAATACATCAAATGTGGTGGCACGGCCAATGACTTCACTGGGAAGCATACCATACCTTTCACTAATTGTATCCAACAACATTATCATATTCAATTCTATGCTACCTTCTTTTACATCGTCCTGTGTCACTTTCCCAGACGTTCTACCACTGCTCCAATCACACTCATCATTACATCATTGGGTAATGCTTCACCTTCTTTGAGAACAGGAGCACCTGTTTCATCCAGCACTAGTCCGTTGACCATGCGAATCATCTCACCATAGTTGTCTGTGCCCATGGTGGCCATTTTAATAAACTGATCAATGGGTTGACGATCAAGAATATGGAAACTTAATGTGTCTCCATACTTTGCTTTAATTTCTTCTGTGTCTAATACTATTTCAATTAGTTGTGGCTTGCTGGCCAGTTGTGTTAATTTCAATGCCATATCTTATACCTTATCTTTTAAGTGATGTATCACGCTTAGTAAAAAGCGTAAGCGGGCGTCTGCCTGCTCCAGGTCTTTGCGAGCACATTTAATTTCAGCAATGGCCTTTGCGGCTTCTGCTTCCATGCTACGCACCAACTGGTCTACGGTTAACGAATCAAAAATCATAACACCTCCTCAGTGTTAAAAGTATTTACCATAAAGAAAAAGCACCCCTAAGGATGCTTCTCTTTTGAATCCTGTTTAAGGGATTAGGTTGCCAAGGTAGTCTTGTATCTAATGTAATCACCATTAACTTCAATAGTGATAGGACTTAAGAACACTGGACTATCAGCCGAAACCGTAGGGGCTAAAGCACTGATAAAACCTGTGCCCATTAACACCGTTTGGTCGTCAATAACACCTGATGGTGCTACCAAGAAAGCAATCTGAATTCTATCGTTGGATAGTTTGAAGATACCGTCTTGAGCGGCTCCACCACCTGCGCCAGTTCCAAAGAATGTTGCTGGGTCAAGAACAAAGTTGCTTGACAAGGTGTTGGTGGCGTTGGTTGTAATAACTGACTCACCTGACTGATCCAACTGCTTCCAACGATATGAACCATTGCTGTTGTTGATAGTGATGTCTGTTAAACCACCTAATAGGATTGGATCCTTGGCTGTTGTTAGGGTAGCCGCCCCTGTTGTGTTGCTGACCGCTGTGTAAAAGTCTGCTTCAATAGGAGTTCCAGGAGTTGCTGCCTGGCTGTTCTTGATGATGAATAACTTTACACGATTTACGGCTGTTGATGCGTTAATAAATGCCATCTTAATTTTCCTTTAATCTATGCTGTGAAATCTATACTCAAATGTGTAGGTAATAATACCCGCATCAATTTCTGTAGTATAGTCAAACTCATTTCTAAACGAGTTTGTTATTGTTGTTGTGTTCTTAGCGGCAGCCAAGATCACCAATGCTGAATCTAAATCAGTGTTTCTCTGTTTAGCATCCACGGACAAAACACCTGACACGGTTGTGATCTTTTCTAGTATGTCACTATCAAAAGTGCCAAGTAGTTGAGATACTTCAGTGGTGGGTTCATTCAAATAAACTCTACGGGGGTTCTTGAGATTGAGTGCGGCTCCACCTTCTTCATAAGGCAACTCTTGACTGACTCGTATAGTGCCAGTTAAGTTTGCTGTCAAATAAGCAAGTAGTGCTGTTCTCATCTTGTTCTAACCTGGTTAACTTTAACAGGTTCACGCTCATCCACGGAAATAGTTCCATCCCCTGAATAGTCGTACCATGATCCATCTTCAATTACAGCTTTCAACAAGTCCTCATAAGATTCCTTGTAGTGTTTGATCTTTTGAACTTCAGCACTTTCTGGGTTGCCAAAGTCTGCTACTCTTGGCAGCAGGTATTCACTTAAACATAGGTAAACATTTAAGTCTTTGAACTCCTGCTCTAATCCATCTATGTTAAATGGATCAACTGCGGGAACTTGTCTAAGATCATTCTGTAAACTGGTGTTGCGACGGAAGTTATACTCTCTCCACCAGTCAGTGTTTTTCAATGTTGTTAAAATACGCTGACTGGCAAGAGCCAATAGGTCATCTGTAATGATTTCTGTCAGGACTTCATTGGATTCAAATAGACGAGAATCACGCTGGACTACATCATCATAGACGGCAAACGAAATAAATCGTGTTCCACTTGTATAAAAAGCCATGTTGTGATTCTCCTTATTCTATATTAAAGCAATGTGCTGTCAGCAGTGATCTTAACACCGTAAGCATCATACAACTCGCCTACAGCGTAGTGGCATGAAGCAATGATGTCGTCACCTAGGTATGAAGCACGGCGTTGTGTTTCAATAGTGATATCACCAATTGTGGCAAGGCCTAAAGCATCACGGTGGAATACAGCACCAACATAATCACCAGCAGTACCTGTGTCAACCAAGTTGGCTGTTTCGTAAACTGGGACGCCAAACAACATGCCCAAGTAGCCTTGTTTCATTGCGTCGTTTTGGATCATGCCAGCACCTGGGTTAGCAAATGCGTTGGTCAAGTTTGACTTCAAGTCATACGCAACATATGGGTTAAGAACGATGGCAAGATCGTTGCTTGGAACACCAACGGCACGTAGTTTGGCAACTGCTGTAGCAACCGTAGCGGCACTTAGAGTTGTAGCGGCATCGCCAGCACCAACACTGAAACCAGAGAACAGAGCCAACAAGTCTTTGTCCATCTTGGCAGCAATTGCTTCACCAAACAAACGACCAATGTCAGCAACAACGTTGGAGGCACTTGCTGTGCGAGCCAAGTCAGTGACCATTGTGCGGATAGCATTTGTAGCAACGGTTAATGTTGCTGTAGTTGTGCTAACTGCTGTGTTGCTTACTTCGTCACCTTCTGTCACTGCGGCAGCTGTCTGCTTTGGATAGATAGGAACGTTTACTACTTTACCTTGACCTGGAGCCAAAGAGTAATTGCGAACAAGACCACGCATGATACTTTGTTCTTGGGCTACAAACATAGCCTCTTGGATAATAGACGGCAATAAGTCGTCTAGTGTGGATGTTGTTGAACCAGCCATTTTTAATTTCCTTTAATTTATTTTACGATGCCTGAAGTTTTTCTAAACTCAGCATATAGTTTTCTGTGTTCAGGATTGCTCATATCAAGTTTGGTGACATCAAGTTTATCTGATGAACCACTTACATTACTACGGCTACTGGTTGTTGAAGGTGTCGCTTGAACAAAGTGTGGATTGCTTTGGAGCCAAGACTGGACAAAACTATCAACGGATAAAAGACGACCTGAGTCATCATAGCGAACCTTGCCTTCAGTATCCAAGACTTCTACTTCTCCATCTTGTCCAAGACGCACATTATTTCTAATCAGTGCTTTGACTTGGTCTGGATTTACAGCACGATGTCTTGCTGCCGCATCAAGTAAAGGGGTATTCAGTTTGAATTCCTCAATGATACGATCTCTCTTCTGAATCTCTGTATCCCTCTGGGATAACTTTTCCTGTAATACTTTTTCAAATTCACCACGCTTGAGTGCTAGATCTTGCTCACGTTTGGCGTGTTGATCAAGAACTTGACGGATATGTTCTGGATCACCAAGATCCTCATATCTGCTGGCGACTTTTTTGGTGATCGCAGTTTTGGTGCGAGCCATCATGTCATCAACTTCTTTTTGCGTGTATGTTTTTGGGGCCTGAGTGGATTCAGCAAGGTTGCTGGGAGAAGCCTCAGTTGCTTCTGTAGCCAATGTTTCTTCAGTCATTGTGATCTGTTCTTTTCTATTCTAAGCCCGTTCTCTAGATAACGGTATGTTTTGGGAGCGTCAGCCCCCTGTATTCTATTTACCTCAGTTGGTGTATCCTGATGCCAGAGCTAGTGCCTCATCCTCAGGGCTTTCTACATATAGTATAGTACCATCTGGGGCAGTCATGTTATGTGGGACAAAGCCAGGAGGTTGTTCACCTTCCGCTACTTCTGTGCCTAACGCTTGTTCCAGCATTTCAATATCAAGTATTTCAGCAATGCGTTTGTCTACTTCTGCTTGGATGGCAGGATTGGCACTTAGACTCTTCATCTTGGCCAACTGATCTAACTCATCATCAATGTTGTGTAAGGCAAACGAGTCTGGATAGTTGATCTCACCTGAGTATTCTAAGCCAAGGTAAGCACACGCTTCTTGCCAGATTTGTTCTTCTGCCAGTTCCAAGTTGTCAGCGATACTGCTTAAACGGGCATTCAAAAGTTGGAACTCCGTAGCAATTGCGAGGCCGGACATCTCACGAGTTGCTGTGGCTCTAACACCACCAACGTTGCCCATAGCGTCAATCATTTTCTTACGGTGATCAATACTATCATAAATCGCACCAATTTGACCTCCTTGGAATTGTAGCACATATGGCTTCAAGGCTGGGTCCATTGTTTCTGGCACGGTGATGATCTGTCCTGCTGACGCACCTCCAACATTGGTATCACTTGTCACAACCAAACTTGGATGACTATCTAGACGCTCACTATCGTAAATTTCTGACAATTCGTTGGCAATCATCAGTTGCTGGTCAGCAATGTCATTGATCATGCTGACACCTAGACCACGAACAGGACTGCGTTCAGCATACACACAGATGAAAGGCAAACGACCAATACCATTTGGCTCTACCACAATGTCAGTGGCTTCATTCTTTTTGGTATCAACGGTGTAGGTTGTGATACTCTCTGTGGTCCACTCTTTGATCACGGTTTGTGTATCATTGGCTTCTTCCACATACTTGATGTATTCCAACTTATAACTGCCATTAACTTGTTTGGCCCATGACCAGTCTGTGACCGTCAAGGGAGTGTAGACACTTAGATAAGGTCTTACATTTGAGGCCAGTTCATCTGCTAGGGTAATGGCATCCGTTTGGGGTTTAGCGCAACACACCCAGACATGGCCAAACACTGAACTCCAGATGGCAACATCTTTCATAAACGCATTCATATCGCGTCCATCTAGGTCAGCATCTTCCAACATTGCTTCCAAGGCAGGATTGATTTCAAATGCGTCCCAGTCACGAACAGGACTTTCACGAAATAGGAAACTGATGTATAAACTGATTAGACTCTTACACTGATTATCAAGTGGAGTAGTCTTGAGTCTTTGTGCGTACTCTTTATCGTTCTCTAGTTGGTAGCGAGTTAAGTAGGCTCCCCTGCGGAAATCATCACCGCCATTGTAGCTGTCTAGTAGGAACTGCCAGCGATCACGCTGACGGTTGTATAATTGGTTAGTGGCAACAGCACGTTGATATGCTTGTTGTAGTGTTGTTTCAGCCATAGGTTAAGGCTCCTTTGTTGATTGCTTTTATTTATGGCCAAATCGTTGTGGCACTCTTGCTTCTACAGGTTTGACAATGGGATACAAGAACTGAATCATGTAAGTTAGCGCATCGCATCCATGGTCCCATCCAGAGTTCTTATCTGGTATCATTGTTTCTTCTTTGTAGGCCCAGTTCTTTAGGCACTGAATAGTTTTCTTACAACTAGGATCTATTGTGAATCTAGTTGTGGCATCTGGTCTCTTAAAGAATAAACTATTACCTGCGTTTATTCTATCTCGCACTAGAGGATGTTGTCTATGGTAGCGTGTTGTAAAGCCAGCCATCTCTAAGAGTTTGATATCTGTATTGCCATTGGCACTGGTCTTACGCTGTACTCCTGCTGGGTCAGGAAATACCGTAATAGGATTGCGTGGATAACGACTTCTTATCTCATCAATCATTTCTGTTGTGTTAGAGTTGTCAATGTAGATCTCATCATATATCTCAATACCTGACTTGGTTTGACGACCTATGACAGCACTGGCGGGCGTGATGTTAAAGTCCATTCCTATGTAGATGTGTTCTGTCTCCCCTGGCCTGCGAACTTCTTGAACATTGTGATCACCAAACTCATTAAACACAACACCAGCAAAGTTCTCCCATGACGCTTCATACTCTTGACGAAACACTTTGGGACTTAGATCTTCTCTTGCTTGAGCAATCTCATCCTGTTCAACAAAGCCACCTTCTGCTGTGGTGTATGTGAATGACGCCCAGTTCTTTTTAGTAAGGTAGTTGTCATACAAGTCTCTTGCGGCTTGATTACCTGCCTTGGGAGTTCCTGTGAATAGCGCATGTCCTTGTTGATCTGCCAAACTTGGTCTAATAATTTGACTCCATATGCTATCTAAAGCAATGTCACAGAACTCGTCAATCACAATGAATGAAATTGATTCACCACGCAAGTTATCACCTTGCTCCGCTGACTTCAGGCATATCTGGCTGCCATTGACCAGTCTTATGGTAAGTTCACTTTCATTGGTATCAGCAATCCAGTTAAGGCTGTTGAGTTTCTTCTTTAACTTGGTCCAGCATAATGACTTTATCTGTTGCCTTGAGTTGGCCAACATCCATACCACCGAGTTAGGCTTACTAGCAAAGCGGCATGCTTCTCTCATGGCGAGAAAGGTCTTGCCACCACGACGCCCTGCTAACACTACACGGAAGCGTGTGTCGCAGTTGGCAATCAGTAGTTGCTTGTCACTTAACGGCATAACACATCATTGATGTGATCAGCAATACGCATGGCCTCTTCAGGGCTAACAAAATAACTGCGGTTATGAACTGACCCTGTGACACCATCAAGAATGGTGGTTGTTATTTTGAGTTGTAGTTCTTTTTGTGTTAGCCAACTTAGACTAATCTTTAGTTCGTAATCATCCAGCTTCTGTATTAACATCTTGTTCCTCTACTACTTGAGTATGATTATCGTCATCATCTATTGTGTCATTATCCATGTTGTCTGTCCAAGGTAATGGACGTTTGTCATCACTGGCAGTTCCGTTATCATTCTGTTGTAGAATGTTCTTGCCTAACCAAATCAGCATGGTAGGGTTGCCTTCTAGAGCCACACGCAGTTGTGCTTGTCTAAGGGTTGTTTTAAGGTTGTGACGGCCTTTTATGAGAAAGGAACTAAGTTGATAGCGTAAGGTGCTTTCACTGATGTCAAAATATTGTGCTATCTCACGGTCACTACAGCCTAGGCTGGCAAGATGCTCTACTTCATCTGGTGGCACTACCGTTTTATTGCGTCCAACAACAACACCAGTAATGACTTTATCACCCCATTTGAGTTCCTTGGCTTGATAAGGTTTATCGTTTGATTCTGCGTTCATCTTCTTCTTGTGTTCTTTCAGCAATAAAGCCAATGAGTTCAGGGTTGGCAAAGAATATCTGTGCCCATGCCATACCCAAGTTGTGTACTTGATGCTCACTTAGTTCTAAATGTAGTAAGTCACTGACAGCATGTGTGACTTCATGTAAGAGCGTGTCCAAGCACTGAATACCTTTAAGTTGATCTTGTATTCTTATTTCTCTATGTGTGCTGTCTTGTTCGCCATAAGCACCTGACATGATGCGTTGTGGTATCCATTGGATGTCTGTGACATTGCCCAAGATCTCTATTTGCCGATATGTTGTGGGATGGGGCGGATTAACCTGTGCCCTAGGTTGTGTTTTCATTTCTATACAATCTCCAAATCTATACACATACTTACCTGTGT